ACCTGCTATTAGTAAATACTCAACAGTAGATGGGGCAGGTAAAGCAGGTGAGCCCGCTATAAATCCCGCAACTATATTTCCAATCATTATGCTATTGATCCAACTACATACCAAGTATCGGTAGCAGTTTTAAGACATACTGCTGATTTATATTGCCCTAAAGTTGGTTGTGCGGCTGTACTACCAGCTGATAAAACAGTAGTAGTGCCAGATGTAACTGCTTTAATTGTGCAAGTTCCTGCACCGATATTTAATACTGTTAATGCAGTACCTATTGGAAATGGTACGGATGCATTAGTTGGAATGTTAAAAGCAATCGCTGTCGCTTTGTCCATAATTTCTAAAACTTGATACTGGTCTGCAGACACAGCTGTATAATCAGTTGTGTTAGCTGTGCCTATTGTAAAACTAGTTAATCCATTAAACATGCCAGAAGTTAAGACATCCCCTGTCGATGCTGGAAATCCTGTTGCCATTTTTACTCCTTAATAAGATAAGACGTTTTGGTCTAAAACGCCATAATTCACGTTGCCTATTATAAACCCATCTATGACAGGTTCTAGCGTTGTGAAGGTTGTTTTCCAACTATTTGGGGTTATATTCATTCTTACCCCAAAGATCTGTAAAGTCTTTTCTATAGTCGATCCACCAGGCTGGGTAGTAAGCACAGTAATTGGATCAAAGAAATCTAGATCTAAAGCTGCTACCACACCTGGATCGTAATTAGGGGTGTATAGGTCTAGGACTATAGCATCGCATCGGATAGAGGTTTCAGCTCTACTGGCTACATAAGCCCTGGCATAATCTAAGGCTACTGCATCGGTTTCCATTAATAGGTTATCTAAGAAATAGCTGTGAAGAAAGTACTTATCTATGCTGGCTTGATTTGTGGCTACCTGAGCAGTGCCACCCACTCTAGTAATGGTTGCTTTATTAAATATAAGTACATCGTTTATTATCCAGGCTGCATCAAAATAATCTATACCAGTACCATCATCTGCAAAAATTGTAGGTGTGCCAGCAATAGATGCAACAGTTACAGCCCTATCTTGAAATACAAACGAGCCAGCAGCATCTACATATAAAGCGCCATACTCTGATTCACTAGCAATAGTCAAAGCCTGTAAAGCTGTACGATTAGTACCAGGATCTGCCTGTAATGTAGTTAAGCCTGTGTCTATATCACGCATAGATTGTGGCCAGTCAATTTCATCTAATATATCGTTAATACGTGCACCTGATAATTGGCCAGCGCTAGTACCAGCTACTGTGCTAATTTGGGCTAATTGGGCTAATCTAAAAGCATCTACAGCTTGTATGGTTGTAATTGCTAATTCATCAAAGCCTGAATCATCTGGATATGTTGTAACGTAGCTTGTAATAAATCCTGAAAATATAGGATAAGTAACGTTATTATATGTGGCAGTTATCTGCACTTTTTTCATAGGTGTTAAAAATGTAAAATATGGGCTAGCTGGATTTTGTGGGTTGAAGTCGCCATTCTGATCTACTATACGCAAAGTCATTGAACCAGTTTGGAATAAATCACTTAATGCAGTACGGCCTCGATTAGTTTCAATTCTATTTATACGATCTGATACATCTACAATTACAGCTGCGGAGTCAGCCAATACGTTAGTACCTAAAATACCTTGATCAATAATCATAGCTTGTGCAGCGCTTGGGCCAGTGCCAAAATTAATAATAGCGTTAACTACAGGTGCTGTCATTAGAACCCTTGTCCAGCAGGTACTGTGCTGTATCCATTTCTAGTGGCTACTTGGATACTTTCTGCAATAGCCTGGCTTAATTTATCGCCAGCCCCCGATACATCTACAGTTACTCTCATTTCTTGGGATGCGCCACCCATGCTTATACCTGGTGTAAATCCTAATGCTAAGCCTAATGCTCTGGCTTCATTACTATAACCAAACTCTGGATTGTTTATAGCTACATCTGCAAGGCTACCCATACGGCCACCACCAGCTGTAGCTGTGATAGTTCCACCTGGGCCAACCTGTGATGGGCTTACACCAAAAGAAATAATAAGATCTTTTACTGCTTTACTTAATAAATCAAACGCAGTTACTAAACTATCAGTAGCTTTATTTACTGCTTCTGCCAATTTTTTTAATGCTTCTGCCGCTTCCATTTCAGCTAATAACTTTTTAGCCAAGGCTTCATTATTATCTAATATGGCTAATTGCGCTCTTAAGCGTAATTTAGTTTCATCATCGGTTGCAGCATTAAGCGCCTGGGTAATTCCAATACGCTCTAAATCAAACTTCTTTTCTAGTTCTTTAACATTTTTATTTTCTATACCATTCTTAATACCCAATAAGCGTAATTCTTCTGCCCTAGCCTTGGCTAATGCATCTGCAACTCTTTTTTCTTGTTTAAGTTGTTGAACATATATTCTACTAGCACTGCGTTGCTCACTAACTGGCAATTCTCTAGGCCGTGCACCGCTTTTAGATAATGCATCAAACGCTAATTTTCCTACTCGACCACCTGGCTGTAATGATAATAATAAATTAGCTAAACCGCCCGATTTACTTACTACGGCTAAATCTTCTACTCTTTTAATTAATTTAGCCATACCATAAATGGCATCACCTATTGCAGTACCAAAATCTTCCATGGAGCCTGTAGCGCTTTGAATACTTGTATCTCTACTTAATAAAGTTAAAGCATCTAATATGCCTTTACCAATTTCTTCTTTAACATTTTCGGATGCAACTTGCAATAAATCCATTTTGCCAGCATAAGTCTCTAACCTAGCGGCTGCCTGACCTGAGAACTTCTGATTAAGTTTGGCCATGATTGCATCCATGTCGCCAGTTTTTAATAGCGCCTTATCTAAGCCAGCACCTAACCTACTTAATCCCTGTGTATTACCTGCATATGCCCTGGATAATGCTTGAGTTACCTGTGATAATGATTTACCTGTACCAGCTGCAACGTTTAATGCTGTGTTTAATGCGTCTTGGCTTTTACCAATAGATCCAGTTACTGTCAATAATTGCTGGAATGCTGGACGTAGTTCATCATCTAATACGCCTGTAGCTCTTTGTAAATTAGATATGTATAGTTCTATGCCTGGTGAACTAAATGCAAAACCTGTGTTTTTTAATTGTACTTCTAAAGATCTAGCTGCCTTCTCATCGGCTGCAAATGCTTTAACTGCATTCTTACTGTAATTGTATAAGGCTCTAGCGCTAAATACACCAAGTAAGGTTGTGCCTAATTTTTTAACTTGCTTATCAAATACGCTGACATCTTTTTTAGCGGTTTTTAACGCTTTACCATTCCAGGTTGCTGCCGCTGCTACAAATATATTGGCCATTACGCAACCTTCTTAATCGCTGTTTTGCGTGTAAATTCTACAGCTGTATTATCTATGGCTTTTAGTATTGCTTCATAAACTTTATTGCTATCTTGTGCCCAGGCTTTGTAAACTAAACGACCTTGCATTTTTCTACCAGTAGCACCACGTGTACCAGGTATTCTCTTAGGCTTAGTAACTGGCTCTAATTGCGCTATAAATTGTTGGCTAGCAAATGGGTTATTAGATTTGTAATAATCTAATGCCTGGCTCTTAGCAGATTTTCTAACATAAGTACCACTGCCTTCATGCTTAAATGTAAATGGTGCTCGGCCTTGTGGGTTTAATCTGCCTGCGGTTTCGTAAATAGAACCACCTCGGCTGACATTGTAAACATACTGGCTTACTTGCCAGCCATTTCTTAAAGTTTTATTCTTGCCAGGATTATATCCAATACCTGCTTTAACTACAGCACTATCAAATTTTGGAAATGGTCTTTCTACTACAGAAGATAATGGTTTAGACCAACCTGACAAAACCTCTGAGTCAGATGGCACAAAACTTTTAGCTTTATCTGCCACCTGTCTCATTAAAGGATCTATTGCACGGCTAATCCTTATTCTTAAATCTTCATCAATAAAACTTAAGCCATTAACGACATCTTTAACGCCTACGACCTCTACTGGCATTTTTGATCTCCTTGGCTCGATCCGTCAATACTTGCACGATTGCGGCAAACATTTCAGAATCCATATCTATGAACTCTTTAGGCGGTATTCTAAGTTCTACAGATAGCATCGCTATCGTGTAAAGAATTGAATCCCGCTGTATTATTTTTTTTCTTCGTCAAGTACCTCGACAGTTTCTAAGCTGTCAATAAATTCGTTACCGAATAAAGATACCTGTGCACCAGCCCTACGTAAACATTCCCAAGCTAGCCAATAAATATCGCTTTGCTTTTCTTCTTCACGCAGGGCTTTGCTTATTCCCATACCTCTTTTAATTTCAAAAGCGTACTCGACACCTGGTGTTATCTTATGCTCAGATACTTCACCATTAGCCCTTGTTATCTTTAGCTTTGCCATTATTACTCCTTAGTTAAAATGGTACCGAAGGTGATACTGTTACCTTAGAGTTTAGTGTAAACGTAACACTAGAATTTGCAATTTCAGCCACGCCGCCTTGACCCAGTGGGGTAAGGTTATTGACCAAAATCGAAAATTGATATGTAGGGTTAGCAGCTGAAACAGTAGTACCTTTAACAGTAATAACTGAGACTGACAGTGTTTGTCCGAAAGCATCATTTAATGTCTGCATTACTTCGGATGAAGCCCAGTCATTCATAAAGTCGATTGAAAATGTGCCAGATGACAAACCCTGGGTGAAGCGGTGTGCGTCATCCCCCATGGCTGTGATTTCTAGCTCGTCCACGATTTGATTGATAACAGCGCTAGTTACAAGATCGCTAATATCGATTGATGGTGTAGTAGGCGCAGCA